TGCCGGAGGTGGCGAAATGAAAAAGATGTTTGGCGGTAAAGAAACTCGTGCAGAAGAAATGAAGGAAGCCAAGGCTCTCAAGTCTGGCAAGATCAGCCCGAAACAGTACGTTGCTGGCGAGAAGTCGGAAGGCCATGGCGCCGGCGCTGCCAAGAAGGCAACTGCCATCAAGACTGGCAAGCTGAGCCCAGCCAAGTACGCTGCTGAGCATGCCATGAAGAAGGGCGGCTCGTGCAAGGGCTACGCCGCTGGCGGTCTGGCTGCTGGCCACAAGAGCGCCGATGGCATTGCCAAGCGTGGTAAAACCAAAGGTATTGCTGTCGCCATGAAGGCCGGCGGCAAGTGCAAATAAGGAGCAGACCATGGCACGTGATGTATACACAGCTGATATGGGCAACCCGCCGGTAGAAGAAGATGCCGGCATTCTCGCTCGTCGTAAGCGCGCTATGGCTCCTGCTGGCGCAGCTCCGGCTCGCTCTGCTATGCCTGTTCGCCCTCGTCCTAATCCTGCTGACGCAGGCATTTTTACTGCCGATAAGGGCATTCAACCTCCTAGCCCGGATGAAGGCCCGACGATGAACGCTCCGGTTCGTCCGGCGACCCCTCGCCAGATGAAGGCTCGCGGCGATCTGCGCGCTGCCATGGGCATGAAAAAAGGCGGTTCTGTTAGCTCGGCATCCAAGCGTGCTGATGGTTGTGCCCAGCGCGGCAAGACCAAAGGCAAGATGGTGTAATCATGATGTCCTCTCGCGGCATGGGCGCCATAATGCCCAACAAGATGCCAAAGGCGAAGATCAAGAAGCGCCGTGACAACACGGACTTCGAGCAGTTTGCCGAAGGTGGCAGTACGGACAAGTGGATTCAGAAGGCAATCAAGAAGCCGGGCGCTCTTCGTGAGTCGCTTGGCGTTACTGCTGGCAAGAAAATTCCACCTAAGAAACTAGCTGCTGCCGCCAAAAAGCCCGGTAAACTGGGTAAGCGCGCACGTTTGGCTGAAACACTGAAGGGTCTGAACAAATGACAACGACCGGCACATCCTTGTTTAATCTCGACTTTACTGAGATCGCTGAAGAGGCGTGGGAGCGTGCCGGCCGTGAGATGCGTTCCGGCTACGACTTGCGCACAGCTCGTCGTTCCATGAACCTCATGACGATTGAGTGGCAGAACCGTGGCATCAACATGTGGACGATTGAGCCCGGCTCATTCAACATGGTGCAAGGTCAGTTCTGCTACCCACTGCCGGTAGACACTATTGACCTCATGGAGCAACAGATCCGTACCGGTGCGAATAACTATTCCACCCAGTCAGATCTGAACATCACCCGCATCAGCGTATCAACGTACTCCACGATCCCCAACAAGATTACGCAAGCCCGTCCTATTCAGGTTATGGTGCAGCGTATGTCAGGCCAAAGCGCTCCGATTACAGGCGTTCTGGATGGCGGCATCACGGATTCCGATACAACGATCACGCTGACCGATGTAACCGGCCTGCCAGCCTTTGGCTTCGTTCAGATCGGTTCCGAGATCATCAACTACTCGTACATCGTGCAGGATCCTACTGGTACCGGTGGCACGCTGAACAACTGTTTCCGTGCCCAAGCCAATACAACCGCTGCCGCCCACCTTACCGGCGCTACGGTCTACTGGAATCAGCTTCCGGCAGTTGTGGTGTGGCCTGTGCCGAATCAGGGCACTCTGGCTCAGCCTTACTACACGTTCACCTACTACCGCATGCGCCGCGTACAAGACGCTGGTGCAGGTGCCGAGACGGCCGACATGAACTTCCGGTTCCTGCCAGCATTAACGGCTGGTCTGGCCTACTACATTGCCATGAAACACCCGGATCTGACTGAACGGGTTCAGATGCTCAAGGCGGCATACGACGAACAGTTCGACCTCTGTGCGGCGGAAGATCGAGAGAAAGCCCCTATCAGGTTTGTACCAAGGTTTTATAGGCCAACATGATGAAAACGTGTTCTACGTGCAAATTGTCTAAGCCGATGTCTGAATATCAGCCACGCGGCAAAGGATCTGCTCGTCTGCACACCGCGTGTCGTGGATGCACAGCAAAGTACATGGCTGAATATCGCGCGGCCAACAAAGAACGTATGGCGGCTCAAAAAAAGGCATGGGCAGAAGAAAACAAAGAGCACAAGGCAGCGCAAGATCGTGGTTACGCTCAGGCTAATCCTGAAGCTCGTCGTGCCGCTAGAAACAAGTGGATCAAACTAAACCCCGGCAAAGACGCTGCCGCAAAGGCGCTAAACAAGATTGCACGCAAAAAGCGCGTACCCTGCTGGCTTACGTCAGATGATATGTGGATGATCTCTCAGGCTTACGAGCTTGCCTCTCTCAGAACAGAGCGATTCAAGTTTGCTTGGCACGTAGATCACAAGATTCCGTTGAACGGCCGCACAGTTTCTGGCCTTCATGTACCATTGAACCTGCAAGTTATCCCGTGGATTGATAACCTACGAAAAGGAAACAGGGTCTAAAATGGGAAATAGGTTTGCCTCCGACCGCCGCGCGATTGCCGAGTGTGATCGCTGCGGATTCCGCTATAAGCGCAAGGAGCTGAAAGAACTCATCATCAAGACAAAGAATGTTAACATCTTGGTGTGTCCTGAATGCTGGGAACCGGATCAACCGCAGTTGCTATTGGGCATGTTCCCAGTGGACGACCCGCAAGCAATCCGCAACCCGCGCCCAGACTTTACCGGCTACCCACAAAGCCGTGCTCAAGTAAACAACCCTGTTGGCGTATCTGCGGCAGGTTCTATCGGACGAGTCCGAGTCACTATCTAAGGAGTTCATCATGGCTTACAAACGTGCTGCAGATGGCGTAGCAAAAAAAGGCAAGACCGAAGGCCGTAATCTGGGCGATAGCGGCCCGGCAGTCGGCGTTCAAAAAGGCGGCAAGGGCAAAGGTGCCAAGACCGTTACTGGCGAACAAATGCGCGCCCTAGGTCGCAATCTGGCTCGCGCTAAAAATCAAGGAGCCTAATCATGGCTGTCAACAATAAACCAGCATCGGTCTACGCAGGCCGCTACGTTGAAGGCGTAAAAGAGTCTGAGCCGATTGGTGATTGCCTGTCGCATCTGGACATTTCCGTAGGCGGCATCAGCAAAGCTCAGAAGGGCGAGAAAGTAAACCCGTATGGCGTTGGCGTCATGCGCGGTTTCGGTGCGGCCACAAAGGGTAAGAAGATTAGCGGCAAGATGGGTTAACCATGAACTACGCAGAGCTTGTTGTTCAGATTGAGGACACAACCGAGAATACCTACTCCACGGTAGATATTGACTCGATTATCAAACGTACCGAACAGTTGATCTACAACACGGTACAGCTGTCGTCGCTTCGGAAGAACGTAGTCGGCACGCTGACCACTGGCAACAAGTATCTGTCAGCCCCCGGCGATTTCCTGTCCACATACTCGCTGGCCGTCATCAAGCCGAACGGCGATTATCTGTACCTGCTGAACAAAGACGTAAACTGGATCCGCGAAGCGTACCCTAACCCCAACACGACCGCGCTGCCCAAGTATTACGCAATCTTCGGCCCAACGACCACGAACTCGGTACCACCGGTGATTACCGATGAGCTGTCGTTTATTGTCGGCCCAACCCCGGATGACGCTTATGATGTGGAACTTCACTACTTCTACCTGCCAGAATCCATTGTTGACGCTGGCACTTCATGGCTTGGGGATAACTTTGATTCTGTGCTGCTTAACGGATGTCTGGTTGAAGCGGCTCGGTTCATGAAGGCTGAGCCTGACATCATCCAGAACTACGACAAACTGTACCTGCAGTCGATGGCGCTCCTGAAGCAGCTGGGTGATGGCAAGCAGCGTATGGACGCATACCGCGACGGCCAAGTACGAGATAAGGTGAGCTGATGATTTATCAAGCAATGTGTACATCATTCAAGGTCGGCCTGTTTAACGGGGATTTCGACTTTGGTACGGGCACGACACAGACGTTCAAGATTGCTCTCTTTACGTCAGCGGCAAACCTATCGGCAGCCACTACGGCTTACTCCGCATCGAATGAGGCTTCTGGTGCTGGGTATACGGCCGGTGGTCAGGCGCTTACGGTCTCTGTCGTACCGACGAGCATCGGCACCACAGCCCTATTAAGCTTTGCAGATGTCACTTGGTCTGCAACTACGATTACCGCCAGAGGCGCCCTGATTTACAAGGCCGATGGCGTTACAAACCCGGCTGTTGCCGTGCTAGACTTTGGTGAAGACAAGCAAACCAATTCTGGTGACTTCACAATCAATTTCCCGTTGGCAGATGTTGCTAACGCGATCATCAAAATAGTTTAAGGAGCGATCATGAACTTTGAAAAACTGCACGGCGAGGACATGGTTTCCAGCTCCTTGACCAAAACAATTACTGCTGGTGACAGCGCGCGCGCCCACGGCGAGTACGCGCTTGAGTGCCGCGACTCGGAAGGCAACCTGAAGTGGACTATGGAAGGTCACAACCTCGTAGTAAACGAAGGTCTGCAAGACATGAACACCAAGTATTTCACTGGCTCGACCTACACCGCTGCTTGGTACATTGGTCTGTACGGTGCTGCTGCCTCGAACAACCCGACCGCCAGCGATACCGCCGCTCTGCACCCCGGCTTTACGGAAATCACCCCGTACAGCAACGCTACGCGTCCAGCATGTACCTTTGGCACGGCAACGACTGCTGACCCGTCGGTTATCACGAATACACTGAACAAGGCTGCGTTTACGATCAACGCTACTGCAACGGTCGGCGGCGCATTCCTGATTAGCAACAATACCAAGGGTGGCACGACTGGCGTTCTGTTCTCGGCTTCTGACTTCCAATCTCCGGGCGACCGCGTGGTAGCTTCGGGTGACACACTGAATGTGACTTACACGTTCAGCCTCGACGCATAAGGTGAATGACATGCTGAAAAAAGGCGACATCGTAAAACTCAAGGCAACCGTTCCTGAAGGCCCGGTCAAGGCTCTGCGTTTCAATGACGACGGCGAAGTTGAAGCCCTCGTTGAATGGACTGCGAACGGCGTAACCGAAGAACGTTGGTTTAAGCAAGACGCTCTTGAAGCTATTTAATCATGGCCGAGGGCGGCTGGAGTTCTGGCACATGGGGTGAAGCCGCATGGGGGATGTCTGTATATGAACGGACTATCTCCGATGTGGCTGCCGCCACTGATGCTGTAGCCGCCAATCAAACCTACGCTTCAGGCATTGCAGAGACAGCCGCTGGTTCTGATGTCGTAGAAGCGAGCCAGACGTTTGACACAAATATCGCAGAAACCGCAGCAGGGGCAGATGTTGTAGCGGCAAGCGGTACGTTCGAAGTATCGTTTGTGGACATCGCAGCCGTCTCTGAGACCATGGCTGCCCAGCAGGTCTATGACACAAACATCTCTGAGCTTGCCGCTGGATCTGACGAAGTATCTACCACACAGACGTTTGCTTCTGACATAGCGGAATCCGCCGCCGGCACAGACGAGGTTTCAGCCGGCCAAGAGTTCCAGTCTGAGTTCTCAGACACCGCCACCGGATATGATGACGTAGCACCGACGCATTCGTTCCTCGCCTACTTTGAGGACGTTGTTGCCGTCAGCGAGCAGATGAGCGCCGCTGTAGACTTTGGCGCATCCGTTTCTGAGTCTGCCGTAAGTTCTGATGCAGTCGCCGCTCAGCAGGTATTTGACACCCAGATCTCGGAACAATCGGTTGGATCTGATACGGTTCAGGCCAATCAGGAGTTTGATAGTCAGATCTCCGAGTCTGGCGCCGGATCAGACATTGTTGACGCCAGCTTTGCCTACTTCACTGACATCGACGAACAGGCTACGGCTACAGAAACTGTTGCAGCGCAGCAGATCTTTGAGTCCGCCATTAACGAGCTGGCTCAGGCCACGGATGCCGTTACCACAAATGTAATCTGGATAGTTAGCGTTAACGAGTCTGGGGCCGTCACAGACGCCGTAAGCGTCAATGGCAGCGAAATTAACGTGTCTGTTATAGAGGCTCTTGTGGCCTCAGACCAGATTGCCGCCCAGTTCCTTTGGAATCTAATTAACGATTCTGAGAATGGGGGCTGGCAAAACATGAATAACTCTGATACTGTAGCTTGGAACACGGTACAAAACGCCGAAGCCGCAGGTTGGAGCAACGTAAACAACAGCGACTCCGGTAGCTGGAACAACGTCAACAACTCTGACGCTCAGAGTTGGGACAAAATACCAACGACTTGACCGTTGCAGACCCGGCCATAGAGCATAGTACGCAACACACATCCTTCAAGGACGAATTATGACTACGCAATACACCCCGATTCTGCAACTCGCACTGCCCGTTACCGGTGAGCTTAATGGTACGTGGGGCGACGTTGTTAACAACAACATCACGTCGATGGTTGAAGAAGCCATTGCTGGTAAGGCCAGCATTAGCACTTGGACTGCCAACGCACACACCCTGACTACCGCTGACGGCACGACTGACGAAGCCCGCTGCGCGATGCTGGTGGCCTCTACTGGTGCTGGTGGTACGGCTCTAACTGGCGCTGGCCAGATCATTTGTCCTGATCGCACTAAACTGTTTGTGCTGAGCAACGGCTCGGCTTACGCTGTTACCCTCAAGACCGCATCCGGTTCGGGTGTGGCTGTCGCTGCTGGCGATACCGCCTTCTTATTCTGCGATGGCACCGATGTTAAGTCATGCGTGACCCAGATCGTCAACGGCCATATCACTGGCAACCTGACTGTAGACGGCAACACCACACTGGGCGATAGCTCTGGCGATACGGTAACGGTTAATGCTGGTACTACGAACTTTGTTAATGCAAACCCGACCCTGAGCCAAGGCACAGCAACTCGTATCTTATTCCTCAATGGATCCAAGGTAATCGCTGACGCTGCTGGCCTGACTTGGGACGGCACCACAATGTCGGCAACCCGTGTCAGCACAAGTCAAGTAAACATCACAGGCCAAGGCGACCTGCGCCTCGAAGACACCACCGGCGGTGAGTACGTAGCTCTACAAGCCCCAGCAACTCTCGGCGCCAGCTATACGCTGACAATGCCAGTCGATGATGGTACGAACGGCCAAGCTCTGATTACTGATGGCTCCGGAAACCTGTCGTGGTCTACCGCCGCTTCTGGTGACGTATACGGCCCAGCCTCCTCGACTGCTAACGGCATCGCCCTGTTCGACGGCACGACCGGCAAGCTGCTGAAAGACTCTGCGGCCTCTGATGGTTTGATTCACGGCCTGACTGTCGGCACTGGCGGGGGCAGCAGTTCTGAAAACACCACTTTTGGATATTTGGCGCTTTCCACAAACGTAACTGGTACATATAACACAGCTATTGGGTCACAAGCATTAAAGCTATCAACGGGCAACTGGAATACGGCGGTTGGTAGGCTTGCTTTAACAGCTACTACGGGAACAAGTAATACTGCTGTTGGTGGTAATGCCGGTTTAAGTACTACAACAGGAACAGATAATTCTTTCTTAGGGGCTTCGGCGGGACAGTCAAATACCACTGGCTCCTACAATGTGGCTATCGGATCATCCGCGCTTATCCTCAACACCACCGCCTCGTACAACACTGCAGTAGGCTATCAGGCTGGGTACAGCAACACGACTGGCGCAGAAATAACTGCTGTTGGGTGGCGCTCTTTGTATTCCAATACAGGCGATAGAAACACGGCTATTGGCCGTCAATCGGCAGTCACAAATTCGTCCGGCACAGATTTAACTGCTATCGGCCATAATGCCCTATTGAGCAACTCGACTGGTAGCTACAACACCGCAGTCGGTCAAGGTTCATTAAATAGCAACACCACCGCCTCCGGCAACACCGCAGTGGGCTATCAGGCGGCCTATTCAAATCAAACCGGTACCAACAACGCCGTATTGGGTTATCGCGCGCTTCACGCTTCAACCGGGGCCGGTTCAAACGTCGCCATTGGTTTTCAAGCAGCATACGCAACAACGACAGGCTATGGCAACGTGGCTATTGGCGCAGATGCTCCCGGTCAAACTGCTGATACGGCTTTGGGTTCAAACACCACAGGTCTTTGGAACGTAGCTGTTGGGGCCGCGGCTCTTGGTAAAAATGTTACCGGTGGCTACAACACTGCTGTCGGCACAATGGCGCTTAACGCTTCAACAGCGGGGTTTAACACCGCAGTTGGTTTCCAGTCGCAGTTGTCAACGACAACCGGTACCTATAATGACTCTACTGGTTATGGTTCGTTGGTTAATAATACCACTGGCTCATATAACACGGCGCATGGCACTTACGCGTTGTTAAGCAACACCACCGCCTCCAACAACACCGCAGTCGGTTATCAGGCCGCTTATTCAAATACGACCGGCACACGACTCACAGCGCTCGGCTATCAGGCTGGCTATGCCAACGTAACAAACAGCTACAGCGCCTATGTCGGATATCGTGCTGGCTACAACGTAACCGGCGATTTGAACGTAGCTGTCGGTGATCGTGCTTTGGAAGGTCAGGCTGGCTCTACAGTCACCCAAACTATTGCTATTGGTCAGGGCGCACTTGCGGCTGTTACTTCTGGCAATTCTATGGTTGGTATTGGCTATAACGTCCTCGCATCAAACACGACTGGTACATACAACGTAGCCATCGGTCAGCAGGCGTTGTTCAACAACACCACCGCTGACAGCAATACCGCTGTAGGCTATCAAGCTGGGTTTAGCAATACGACCGGCGCAGTAGCTGCGTTTGGCTACCAAACGTTGTTTGCTAATACAACAGGCGTAAATGCAGGTTATGGCCTGAATGTTCTGAAGGGTGTTACGACGGCATCAGGTAACGTCGGTATTGGTATCGGCGTGCTGTCCACGTCCACGGCGGCTGACAACACCGCAGTCGGTACTTTTGCTCTGAACCAAAACACAACAGGTACACTGAACGTTGCCGTTGGCCCGTCAATTTACGGCGCAACAGGTGGCCCCCTTTATAGTAATACAACGGGGTCTTATAATGTGGCGCTCGGAAGTCAGGCTCTTTACTATAACACCACTGCTGGCGCAAACACCTCTGTGGGCTATCAAGCTGGCTTCGCCAATACCACTGGGTCAAATAACGTATTCTTTGGATATTATGCTGGGGCTAAAAATACAACCGGTTCACAAAATATATTTATTGGCGACCGGGCTGGGTCAGATTCAGCGGCAATTACCGGCAGCAATAACATCGGCATCGGCGCGTTCGCAACTTCCTCTGTATCGTCAGGACAATACAACGTCGGTTTAGGTGAACAAGCGCTACGCTTTAACACTACGGGTACATATAACGTTGCCATCGGTAGTGGGGCTCTGTACAACAACACCACCGCCTCTACCAACACCGCTCTGGGCCATGCGGCTTTGTACAGCAATACGACAGGTGACGCAAATACAGCCGTTGGCTATGCGGCTCTTGCAGCAAATAGCACAGCTTCTTTTAACACAGCCCTAGGCTATTCGGCGGCTTACAATACAACAACCGGAACGGCAAATATCGCCATCGGTTATCAAGCGCTGTATACCAACACAACAGGTTACAGAAACGTCGCCATTGGCTCTCGCCAATACCCAAGCGGCACTGGCGCTCTGTATAGCAACACGACAGGTGGCGACAACATTGCTATTGGTTATAGCGCTCTGGGTTCAAATACGACAGCAGACCAAAACGTGGCAATTGGCATTTCAGCGCTTGCTACAAGCACGACCGCTAACTACAATACAGCGCTTGGGCATACAGCATTATTAAACACAACAACCGGCCCACTAAACGTGGCACTTGGCTGGCTCGCAATGCTTGCGAATACAACAGGTCAAGAAAACACCGCTGCTGGTGCATACGCTTTGGGTTCTAATACAACTGGTAACTACAACGTAGCCATTGGTCGTCAAGCCCTAGTAAGCAATACCACCGCCTCTGCCAACACCGTTGTAGGTTTTCAAGCTGCGTTTAGCAACGTCAGCGGAGCGGAAAACATAGCAATTGGTAGCGCCGCATTGTATAGCAATACAACTGGTAACTACAACGTAGCCGTTGGCCGTCAGGCACTTGTCTACAACACAACAAGCGGAAATATGACCGCTGTTGGTTTTCAATCGCTTTTCAGCAACACTTCTGGTTTAACTAACACAGCGTTTGGTTATCGTTCTGGTGGTTCTATTACTAGTGGTAGTTACAATACAGCATTAGGTTCTAATATCATGTATGGCGGCGTCTGTACGGGTTCGTACAACGTTGCTGTCGGCCACTCTGCAATGTATGCCAACACCTCCGGCAACCGCAACGTCGCCGTTGGTAACGAAGCCCTTGCATCTAACACGACTGGCGAATGTAACACCGCCGTTGGTGGGTATAACTCAGGTGGCGGCAACTCGGCTATGGGCGCCAATACCACGGGTTCATATAACACGGCGCTCGGTAATGCTGCACTTAACGGCAACACCACCGCCTCCAACAACACCGCAGTAGGCTATCAGGCTGGGTATAGTAATACCACTGGTACGCAGCTTGTTGCAGTTGGTGTTCAGGCGCTTCAATACAACACAACGGGTTCGGTTAATACTGCTCTTGGTGATTACGCGTTACGAAATAATACAACCGGCGGCCTCAATGTCGGTGTCGGGTCTGAGGCGTTGTATTACAACACAACGGGCGCATATAACGTTTCCGTTGGGCCGTTTTCTTTACATAGCAACACAACCGCCTCTGGCAACACCGCAGTAGGTTATCAGGCCGGGTATAGCAATCAAACAGGTACGACTATAACAGCCGTTGGTTATAGAGCTGGGTATAACTCAACAGCTGGAAGTAGCAGTTGGGGTTCAACATTTATTGGCTATATAGCCGGCTCTTCTGTCACTACGGGGGTCGATAACACATTCTTAGGCGCGTTCGCTGGTGGTGGGGCAAACGCTATTACCGGTAGTAGCAACGTAGGTGTTGGCGGTGCGTTGTATGGGCTATCAAGCGGTACAGCTAATATATCCATCGGTAACTACTCGATGCAAGCAAACACTACCGGTAGCTATAACGTTGCAGTTGGTCATAGCGCATTAAATAGCAATGCCGCATCCGGATCTAGTACAGCCATTGGGTACGGCGCGTTACAAGCATCAACTGGTGGTAGCACTATCGGTCTTGGCGCTTCCGCTGGATCAAACGTCACAACAGGTTCAAGTGATATTTACATTGGTAATTCGACCGCAGCATCTAGCGTGAGCGTAACCGGCGAAATCGTGATTAGTACGGCTGGCAGCACGGGCAAAGGCGCAAACACAGGGTTTATTAGTCCTAGCGGTGGCGGCGTCTATCAAGGAAACAACTCGTCAAGCTGGTCTACCACATCCGACCGTCGCCTCAAGAAGAACATCGTTGACAATAATGTTGGCCTTGATCTTATCAATGGAATCCAAGTTCGTAACTTTGAATACCGCCTGCCGGAAGAAGTTCAGGATCTGGATCAACATTGTGCAATCGACAAAGCAGGCGTTCAGCTTGGCGTTATCGCTCAGGAACTGCAACAAGTGGCTCCAGATTGCGTCAAGGAAGAATCGACTGGCGTTCTGTCGGTAGACCCTGATAATTTGACTTGGTACATGGTTAACGCCATCAAGCAACTCTCAACTGAAGTACAATCTCTCAAGGCTGAACTGGCCGCTCTGAAAGGAAACTAAAATGGCAACAACTTTTAACCTGACCATCGACCAGATGTACACCGTGAATAACGTGTCTGGCGAACCTGATTACGTTGTGAACGTCCTGTGGACGCTGACCGGCGTTGACGGCGAATACACTGCCAGCATCGGCGGCAACACCCAACTGGCTGTGGACGATCAGAAACCTGACTTCGTGCCTTACGCTCAACTGACACCGACGATTGTCGAAGGCTGGATTGAAGAGGCTCTTGGCGAACAAGGCATGGCTAACTTTGAGGCCAACGTCAACGGCCAACTGGAAAGCCAGAAAAATCCTCCGGTAAGCCCAGTCAATACGCCACTACCTTGGTCTGCTTCTGAGTAATGTTTTACGTCTACCAGCACCGGAGGCTTGATACCAATGCCGTGTTTTATGTAGGCAAAGGGAAGGGCTATCGCGCAACAAACAAAGGCGGAAGAACTAAGCACTGGCTCCGCATTGTTGAAAAGCACGGTTACATTGCTGAAAAGGTGGTGGTAGACGTAGACGAAGAGCTTTCGTTCTTGGTAGAAATTGAGCTTATAGACAAGTATAAAAGACTTGGCTACAAGCTTGTCAACTTGTCCGAGGGTGGCACAGGGTCGTCTGGATATAAATTTACCAAAGAGCAGGTTGCAAAATGCCGCAACGCTCAGATTGGTAAAAAACATTCTGACGAAACTAGAAAGAAAATGTCTGATGCAAAGCTTGGCAAGAAACCAAACAACGCCGGCAAAGTTTATTCTGTAAAACAACCGTTTACAGATGAGCATAGACAGAAGCTATCGGAAGCTCATACCGGAAAGAAAATGTCTGCCGAGTCTAGCCTTAAAAAGAGCTTGGCAACAAAGGGAAAGCCAAAGTCAGAGGAAACACGGGCAAAAATGAAAGCCGCTCAATCAGACCCTGAACGCAGAAAAAAGCTGTCTGATACTATGAAACGCATTAGAATGGAGCGAAAGCTTCAAGAAACCCGAAGCCCGGCCGGGTCTAGCCGGGCAACAACCTGAAAGGAAATAGTCATGGGAAAAAATGAAAAGACCCCAGTCACTATCAACGACAAAGAGTACAACTTCGAAGATCTGACCGAAGAACAGCAGGTGCTGTTTAACCACGTGATCGACCTTAACCGGAAGATTGCATCGGCTCAGTTCAACCTAGATCAGCTCGGTGTCGGTCGTCAGGCGTTCCTGAACTTGCTGACCGAAAGCATCAACAAGGCTGAATCCACAGAGGTAATGGACGGCCAAGTAGTAGAACCAACGGTGCAGTAACAAGAGGGGCGAAAGCCCCTTTTTAGTTTGAGGTGTATATGGTGTATCTAAAATGGCTCCTGATGGTGCCGGTGTCGCTGCTTGTAACGCTGGCTTGTATGATTCTTGCACCGGTTATCGTGCCGTTTGCAAGCGCAACCGGGTGGCTACCGAAGTGGCTGACATGGTTTCAAACCCCCGATAACTCACTGGACGGCGACAATGGATGGAAGAATGAACACTGGCAGTGGCGGTACCGCCTTCCTGCCGCTTTATGTACCTATGTTGGTCGCGTCGGCTGGCTGTGGCGTAATCCCGGTTATGGCTATGGAGTCGTTATTCTTGACTCCAATGTTCCTCTGGTGGCAACTTATACAGGGAACGACAAAGTAAACGACGATCCGGGCGTAGAAGGCTGGTGCCTAGTACATTGTTCCGGCCTGTTCCAGTTCGTCTGGGTCAAGCGAATCGCCGCCAACAAGTCTATTTACTGCGTGTTTGGCTGGAATATCAAAGGCTTGGTAGGATCTGATGTGCGGCACCACATTGCCACATTCGCATTCTCACCACGTATTTCCAAGTTCAAGGAGTAAACCATGGCATTTGACCCTATCAGCGCTGGCATCGAGTTTGCTGGCAAAGTTGTAGACCGGATTTGGCCAGATGCCACCGAGAAGCAGAAGGCTGAGGCGGCTCAGGCCGTGGCCGAGCTGGCCCATCAAGAGAACATCTTCAAGGACGAGGTTGCAGACAGGCAATCAGCCCGTCAGCGGGAGGCTGATGTCGCCACGTCTGAAGTCGCCCCTACGATTAACAAGATCATTACCCCGGTGCTGGCTATTGGCACCATCGTACTCAGCTTCATCCTGTTCTACATCGTGGCCTTTGACAACGACCTGATTACCCCGCGTAACAAGGACGTGATTATCTACATCCTTGGTGTTCTAAGCGCTATCGACACGCAGATCATTGGCTATTACTTTGGCTCCAGCTCTGGTTCGACTCAGACCCGCAGCTTCCTAGAGAACATGGTTAAAAAATGAGCAGCAACTTTGAGCTGTGCCTAGCCGAAGTCCTCAAGCATGAGGGCGGCTACGTGGATAATCCGGCGGATCCGGGCGGCGCAACTAACCGTGGCGTCACCAAAAAGGTCTGGGAAGAATACGTAGGCCACGAAGTCTCAAAAGACGACATTAAAGCGCTTACAGTTGCAGACGTAACTCCTCTATACCGTAGGAGATTTTGGGATGTATGTAAGTGCGATAGGCTGCCTGCTGGCCTTGACTATGTTGTGTTCGATATTGCTGTTAATTCCGGAACCGGACGAGCGGCCAAGTTCCTTCAGAGCGCGGTGGGGGTGGCTGCTGACGGGAGTATTGGCAATCTTACTCTCGCTGCTATTGGCAATAGCACCCTTTCTACCGGGGAACTGATTAACATCATCTGCGACCGCCGAGGCAAGTTCTACGAGTCTCTGCCAACGTTTGCGACGTTCGGTAAGGGGTGGATGAGGCGCTGCGAAGAAGTGCGCTCCAAGGCGCTAAATATGGTATCGTAGCCACAAATTAACCCACGCGGCAGCGTATATAGTAACCGAGAGGTGAATCGTGCCCTTAAAATATCATGCAAGACCCTTGCGTTTAGCCCATGAAAGCTTCATTGCCTCGGAGCGCTTGGCGCGAGACTCTGGAGACCGTAACGCAGCGTTTCGCTTTTCCCTAATAATTGGGTCACTGTTGAGCAGTTTGTGTTGCTCACGCATTGGGTTTGATGGATCAAGCAGCCTTTGCCGGCGAGCTTCTTTGCTGGCCTCTGAGTGTATCTTCCGCCCTTGTTTCTCTTTTATCCTAGCTGCGCGGTATTCGGGGTCGGCCCACTTGGCTTTTATCTTGGCTCGTACTTCCGGCCTTTTTGCAGCGTTGTTCTCTCCAGAAAACTTTGCGCGAGTCTCAGGATCAAGCATGCGCGCCTTGTGCTTAGCTCTTGCCTCTGGTGATCTTATTGGGTGGTCTGGACGCAAAAGCGATTGCCGCAAAGACTCTCGACCTTCTTCAGAAAGTTCCTTGTGCCAGCCACCGCCCTCTTTCAAATTCGTAAGCGGGCCAGTGCCAAGCTGTACTCTGCCAATTTCTGTTATTAGTTTTTGCTCCAGTTCCGCACCTTGCTCTGGAGTTTCGACATGACGTATTTCAACAACAACATTTTCGTGACCAATTTCCTGAAGCTTTACGCGACAAAGCCAATTTCTGCCGCCGCCGTTTTTTGGGTTGGTACGACCAACGCTTTTTGTAAGACCAACATAGAACGGAATACCGTTAGCGTCTTTCCAGATGTATACGAACATGATGTTCTCCTTATTGATGGCAGGATTATACCATGTTAAAGGCGATCACTTTCAAACCCGGCGTCAATCGTGAAAACACACGGTATTTCAACGAAACTGGCTGGTACGAATCGGAAAAAGTCCGTTTCCGTCAGGGATCTCCAGAAGTAATCGGCGGGTGGTATCCACTGACCACGGCAACTTACCAAGGTGTGTGTCGCGCCCTGTTTGACTGGACTACGCTGGGTGGTGCCAAGATCGTCGCCACAGGCACGAACCTCAAGTATTACGTAGAGACCGGTGCGGCCTACTACGACATCACGCCGATTGCTGACACAACCACAGGATCGGCCACGTTCACCGCAACGCCGGGTTCGTCTCTCATAGTGGTTAATGACCCTACATATAACACGCACGTCATTGGTGACTTCGTTACGTTCAGTCTGGCCGTAAGCTTAGGCGGCAACATTACAGCCGCTGTGCTGAACCAAGAGTATCAGATGACCTATGTTGACCCAACTACGGGCGACTATACGATTGACGTAGGCGTCGCAGCAGATGTGCTTGATGTGGGTGATGGCGGTGCATCTACTGTTGCAGCCTACCAGATTGGTGTAGGCCCAGAGATTCAGGTTCCGGCCGTTGGTTGGGGTGCTGGCTTGTGGGGTGGTGGCCCGTGGGGTATTGGCACGCCTAATGACCTTGAGCTACGCATATGGTCTCAGAGCAACTACGGCGAAGACCTGATTTTTGCCCCGCGCTATGGGGCGATTTACTACTGGGACTCGTCTGCCGGGGTAAACACCCGAGCCATCCTGTTGCAGGATGTGATGACATCCTACGATGTCCCTACTATTCAGCACTACATCCTAGTGTCAGATGTATCTCGTTTCGTGTTCGCTTTTGGGTGCAACGATATAGGATCTGCTTACGTCGACCCGATGCTGATCCGCTGGTCAGACCAAGAAGACGCTTGGAATTGGTCTCCACAACCGACAAATCAAGCCGGATCTGTTCGCTTATCGCATGGTTCAGAGATCTCTACAGCACTCCAGACCCGCCAAGAAATCTTGTGCTGGACGGACATTGCCCTCTATGCGATCCAGTACGTTGGCGCCCCGGTTGTATGGCAGACCCAGCTACTGTCGGACAATATCTCAATCATGGGGCCGAACTCGGCGACTACAGCGGCAAACGTCGCTTACTGGATGGGTAAGGATAAGTTCTACAAATACGACGGTACGGTTCAGACCCTGCGCTGCGACCTGCGCCGCTATGTATTTGATGATATAAACCAGTCTCAAGCGTACCAAGTTTGTTGCGGCACGGATGAAGGCTTCAACGAGATCTGGTGGTTCTATTGTTCAGCCAACAGCACCGTGGTCGATAAATATGTCGTCTATAACTACGCCGAAGACGTATGGCATTACGGCCACATGGGGCGCACCGCTTGGCTGGATGCGACGACCGTCCGTTACCCACTAGCCGCAACCTATGACCATACCATTGTCCAGCATGAGTATGGCCTAAATGACAATACGACTGGCGTCGACAACCCGATCAACGCTTGGATTGTGTCGGCAGAGTGGGATCCGGACGACGGCCATAACTACTCATTCATGTACCGGATGCTGCCTGACTTGACATTCCAGAACTCGACGAACGCTAACCCGACGGCAGTTATGACTATCTCGCCGCTGAAGAACTCCGGTTCTGGATACGAGGTACCCCAGTCTCAGGGTGGGTCTAGCTCAGCAAACGTGGTGCGGACTGCAACCGTGCCTATCGAGCAGTTCACGGGTCAAGTGTTTATCCGCGTGCGCGGGCGCCAGTTTGCCTTCAGGATCGAGTCTAACCAGCTCAATACCACATGGCAGCTTGGTAAGATCCGTGCCGACATCAGACAAGACGGCAGAAGATAAATGGCAAAGCGTCTCAACAATCCGGCGGTTCCCGCCTTACCGGTAGCCCCACCGGCGTACAACATGCCATGGGGCGCCAGCTTGCTGAACGTCCTGCGCCTGTATTTCAACCAGTTAAAAGCTGTTATAGACTATCTGATCGACGCATTGGCAACGTTTGAAGACGGGGATTTTGGGTACAACATATTGTTCCCAAACATCGGGGCTTACTACTATCCAGACCAATATGCCACTGGTAACAATATACCTACTGTAGTGCTATGGTCTGCCACATCGTCCTTGTACGAATTTACTCTTAACCCTAACAATACTGCCACTGCTACGTACGCAGGGGTATACAAGATTACTTATAGCTTGCAGCTCGCTAACGACGACAACGTAGCGCACGATGTAATCTGCTGGCTTAGAATAAACGGTAGCACTTCGGCAAATGACGTGCCGGACTCATCCACAATTTTTACCATCCCAGCCCGCAAAAGCGCTGGCGTGCCATCATACGTAGGCGCATATTCAGAGGTTGTGTTTGAGCTTGCGGCGGGGGATTCTGTAGGTCTCTGGTGGGGCACGCCCATGGCAGCAACATCTGGTGGCATAACGGGAACATGGATCGCCTCTCGCGCCGCTCAAGTGTTGCCAATGCCATACCCCGAAACACCGTCGGCTATTGGTTCGATTACGTTTGTATCTAAACAGCCTTGATGCTATATTGAGATACCTGCCATCCGGCAGAGCAGATTCTCACTATAACAAGTTATAGTGACGCGATAGGGGGAAGTATGGACAAGCTTGAACTATTCAACAAGCTGGCTCGTTTTATTCGGCCGGCATTCAGTGAATACAAAGACGTAACCAGTCTGGACGCAGAACTTAAAGACACCGGACTAGACAGCCTAGACTATGTAATGATGGGGATATACCTGTCTACAATATATGGCGTCCCTGAAAACATTTCCAAAGACTTTGCGCCCACCACTGTCGGCCAGTTCTTTGAGCTGAACGAAGCGCACAAGACGCAGGAGCCACCAGCCACGGCAGATGAAGCCATGGAGATGGTGAAATGATTGGGCTGACTCACTACCGCACAGCCTATACCACCGACCTAACCCTGATAGACGACGTACAGTACCCACAGCGGGTACACATGTTCCCTGAGCTTTACAGAAACCTGAAGCTTGGACTGAACTACGTCCCGCATAAGCTGGCGGAAAAGGTTCTGGACATGGATCTGATCGGCCGGTTGCGGTGTAACAGCCACGGCAAGACGGCGTTCATTCTTGCCGGGGGCAATGCTCACTTCGCCGGAATAAATCCGCTGGATAGGAAGTCTCAGCTAACCTACCAGTACAAGATCCTGCCGCTCAGCCTGACTCAAGTATATGCCGGACGTATAGCGCAGTTGTGCGGTGCGACAGATCATATTGTTACGGACTCGACCGCCTGTGCCAGCAGCCTTAAGGTGATGATGGACGTGCAGACCCTGATCCGGTACTACGGGTTCCAGCGGGTGATTGTTCTGGCCGTAGAGGACGCCGTAACCAACCTGACTTTGGAGTTCTTTGGTGAGGCAAAGGCCAGCCTACAAGCCAAGGACGATGACGCCGGTGTGCTGCCTAGCGCATTCGACAGCAAAAACCGAGGATTCCATATTGGACAGGGCGCAGTATTTGCCGTATTTGAAAAAGACCCAGAGGAGTACGAAGCCTCGCTAGACGGGGCTTATACATCATCGGAGGTCTGCACAAATCAGCTCGGCCAGCGAGAGGACGGACAGGGTTTCATGGCCGCAATGTGCCTAGCCATGGACGAGGCCAACATGACCCAGTTCAATATCGACATCATAAAGACCCACGGGACAGGGACTGAATCAAACAACAAGTCTGAACGCTCTGCAATTGAGAAGATATTCAATACAAACCACGTCGTGGCTACTTCCTTCAAGCCGGAAATTGGGCATACAATGGGGGCAAGTGGGTTGCTAGAAACCTGTCTTCTGGTAGACTCTCTTAAAACCGGCATCGTGCCTGCGATCAAGAATAGAACGGAAGAGGATAGGGTGTACCTGTCTGAACCGGCAAAAGCGCCAGAGCGGGCGACAGTGTTAAGTCTCGCGGCTGGTATGGGCAACGTCTACTCGGCGGCGATTTTCACGATGGGTTCATGATGGAAACAGTTGACAGCAAAAAGAACCAACTGACCATGCAAGAGGTCATGATTCGGTCGATCCACGCCCAAAAAGACCAGTTCGAAGTCCCGCTGGATCAAGCATTTATGCTTCTGGTAGAAGAGCTGAAAATGGAAAACTCTGAGGCCATCCAGTTCGGTAATACCGTGTTTGTTACGCATTACTCTCCAGAGTCGCCAACATGCTTTATGTACGCGCTCAACATTGATACTGCTAAGAACTTCATTAACAACGGCGAAATGTACGTCCGTCGGTTAATAAACAAGGGCATGAGAGGTTTCATGACATCCTATACCACCGAGTCATTTGGTCTGCCGTTCAAGCAAATCAAAAAGAACAAGCTTGGTGAAGTTCATTCGTACAAGCAGGGCAAGAGATTCGTGACGGCTGTTATGTTTAACCAATCCAAAAAGGATAGGGCGAATGTTTAATCACATCATTGGCGACGGCATTCTTCTTGTTCCGCAAAAGCGTGTAGTAATTGCTGTCAACAATGCGTTCAGTCCTTTTGGGTGGTCTCAGCCGCGTAGCTTGTTCAAAGGCAACGTATTCCAAGAGATCATTAACAATCCGGTTACGATTGTTACCGAGCCGTTTAAGGCTTTGGACAGAGAAGTTATTCAGCCGCTGTACCGCGAAGTTATTCAGCCGGTCGGTCACGCCCTTGAGAAGATTGGTCAGGGTATCGCCAAGGATCCAGTAACATTTATCGCTCAGGCAGCCGCTATTGCTGCCGCACCGTTTACTGCAGGCCAAAGCCTCTGGGCTTTACCGGTTATTGCCGCAGCCTCTACAGCCGCCAAGGGCGGATCTTGGGAACAGATCCTCACCAATACCGCAATCGCCGCAGCAACCGCTGCTGTTGGCGGTGGGTTTGGCATGGAGAATAGCGTTGGCGGACTGATCTCAAGTGGCATGCAAACTGGCGGTAGCGTTGCCGCAGGAACAGCCACGTACTCAATTGCCGGCATGTCAATCTCGGCATCCACGGCGTCTGCCATTGCAGCTGCTGGTCAAGGTATTGCCATGGGCGCCGTTCAAGCCACTGGCGCTGCGGTTCAGGGCAAGGATCCGTTTCAAGCCGCCCTTCCGTCGCTGGTCGGTTCCGCCCTTGGGTTTGCCGGAAACCAACTTGCACAAGCAGAGTTCTTTGCGCCGATTACAGAAACCTTGAGCAAGGTTAGCGACACGGTTGGGCCAATCGTATCTAAGGCCATGACAGGCGTAGCAAGCGCCGCGATCACCGGCGCCGTTACCGGCAAGGACATGACTCAAGTAGCGATTGCCAGTCTTGCCAACACTGCGATCAGCGGTATCGTCTCTGCCACAAACGTTGTTGCCGACTTCTTCAAAGACGACTACGGCAATATCACAAAGTTCGGCACAGCAACGCAAAGCATTGTTGCCGATCTGCTTGGATCCGTTGCTGCAACCGTAGCCTCTGGCGGTAAGTTGGGTGCTCCAATGGGCGCTCAGTTTCTTACAAACACAACAAAGACTCTTACTCCGTTTCTGACGGAAGGCTTTAATAGCTTGGCCGAAGAAGTTAAGTCGATGTATATCGGCGCAGAGAGCAAGGTTATCGCCCTCAACAATGCTGCCATTGCACAACAGGGTTTGGTAGACAAATACAACTCAGATGCAGACAAAGTAAATAAACTTGCTGACGATGTAAATTCTCTGCTGACAAAGCGTGACGAAGTTTTCAAAGCTTACAACGCAGCAACCACTCAATCAGAAGTGGATAGACTGAAGGCAGAGTTCAATTCTCTTGAGTCGCAGATCACAACAAAGACCGCAGAATACAACGCCTTGTATGACACGCTAGATGACACAAACGCTGCGTACCTTGAGTCCGTCAAAACAACTGAGGCTGCACAGAAAGATTACTTCGAGGCATCAAAAGCGCTTGGCGCCAAGGGAACCGAACTTAGCGGTAAAATGAATGAAATGTCGGCGGCTGTTGTATCAAATCTTGCAAAGGATATTGATCCAAACTTCAACGCCGAAGAGTACAAGACGATTAACAACCTTGGCCCCGGTATTGACCCGTATACGCACTTCCTGTCTGCCGGTAAAGACCAAGGTCTGGCAACAAACTTTGACGCCATGCAAGCTCCAAAAGAGCAGCAGATGACGATTCTCATGGAAGGCATCGCCAAGTTAACTGGTCGTGAGCTTGCGTCCTACGATTCAAACGAAATTGCCGATTTGCGCGACAAGCTTGAATCCAAGTTTGGCAACAACCTGTGGGCAATGCAAAACACCACAGCAGACAAGATCGTTAAGGAATCTGGTCTTGCCGCATCTGATTGGTTGGATCCGGGTGGCCCGAAATCAACTCAAGCTTCAGATTGGTTCTACAAGACCTACGGCGGAACGCTTCCGTTCGGAACTCGCCAAGCAACCCAGACCGAGGTTGCTTCAGGCAAGGCATCGCTTATGTACTTGGATGGCGGTCAGCCTGTATGGCTGGCATCTAATGGCAAATCCGCATCCGTCATTTTTAACAATGAATCCGGAACCGTCGTCAAGAACGTAACGCTAAGCACATACTCGTATACGGACTCAGATGGCGAGCGTCACATTATCGACAAGCCAATCACCGTTGGCGATTACGTAAACATCAATACTGGCAAAGTAATATCCCCGTCTCCTTACGAAGTTTTGGTTATGCCAAAAGCCGATGGATGGGTTAGCGTCGAGTCTATTGCCGATGATGGTCAGGTTCAGCGCGTTCCGCTTGACGACCTTGGCGGCTTAGAAACGCTGTACACATACGGCGGCATGGACAAGAGCGCAGCTGCGCTTGTTGTTGACCTTGGTGGCGTAGCCAAGCAGGAAACGATCAACGCAGCAAAGGCCGTTATTGACGCAGCACAGTCAACTGGTAACTCAACGCTCATCAACACGGCGGCAAACGTCGTTAAGGCTGGCGGCGGATTCCTTACGGCTATCGGCGGTATCGCAACAATGCTTGGTCAGGCTCCAAAGGATTCAGACCTTGGCAAACAGCTTGAGGCGCTAGGCAAGGCAAGTAACACGCAAGAGTATCAAGACAAGATCAACGCCATCAACAGCATGGTTGGCAACGCAAAGGGCGTTGGCGGCACACTGGACGCAATCTGGAAGGGGTTCAAGTCAGCCCCTGCCGAGTTCCTTGCTGAGTACATTGGCGTTGAAGGCTTCCAAGAAATTGCTCCGTTGCTTATCGGCGGCGGGGTTGGCACATACGCCCGTGGCCTTGCGATTGCCAAGGGTCTAGGAGAGGCCGCTGCTGGACAGATTGGTGCATCCGTAGGTCTGCGTGCCGCCATGGTTTCGGATCTGGCAGAGAGCATTGGCGGACAAGCCACAAGCTCTTACGAAACAACTTACAAGTTAGCCATACAGAAGGGCATGAACGAGGCGGCTGCTGCCAACTACGCTTTGGACGTAGCCCAGAAGTCTGGCCTGTTCGCTGGCGTGATGACGGCCGGATCGTTTGGCATCGGCGGCATGGCTTTGGAAAAGGCGCTGATCCCAAGTGGCGCATCTGCCGGAATGCTAGGCAATGCCATCGAGCAGCTGTGGGATTTCTCCAAGGCTGGAACAAAGATCACCATCAAAGAGGGCGTAACAGAGGGTGGCGAAGAAGGTCTAACTCAGTTCTTCCTAGAGACACAGCTGTACAAGCTCGATCCAACTCGTGACGTTGCTGCATCCGTAACGGCGGCAACATCGTTTGGCTTTTTGGCCGGCGCCCCAATTGCAGGCGGTACGTTCTCGGCCGCTAACGGATCGGACATCCTGAATGCCGCATTCACTATCGGCAACGAGCAGTTTACGAAGCAGCTTCAGTCTGGCAACTACACAATGGGAGAGCTTTCTACGGTTCTCAACAATTGGTTGCCAAATACAGCCGCATCTCAGGGCATTCGCAACGTTCTTGTTCCGTCAATCCTTGAGTCTGTTCCCCAATATGCCGCCCAGTATTCAAATGCCGGCGACTTTATCAGCGCAGTAAAATCTGCCACAGGCGTCAGCGATGATGCGGTTCTGGCCAACATGGCCGAGAGAGTCGATAACGGCAAGTTTGCAAGCCAGATAACCAGCACCGACGAGGCAATGCAGATCCTAGGAGCACAGGGTCTAACAAACGCCTCTTACAACGATGCTGTCAAGGCAGGCATTGTTGGCGTAACCAAGTCCGATCAAACGCAGCTGGCTCAGCAGTATTCGAACGCGCAGATGGTTTCAGAGCAGGAACTTCGTGCGGCTGCATCTCAAGAGAACTATGAGCTAACTGCTACAGAGCTTGAGAAGCTTGTTGGCCGTGGCGTTCAGGCAGACGTTATTGCAAAGTTCATAGCAGAGGTAGATCCAAAGGCCGTAACCACGGCAGAGGCAACCCAATACTTCTTGGATCAGGGCTACACAAAAGCCCGCGCCGAAGACATCGCTCAGTTTGTAAAGTCTGCACCAGAAGACTCAATGAAGACAGCCGTTGCCGAGTGGGTAAACCCACGTCAGGTAACACGAGCAGAGGCGCTTCAGTTCTTCTCTCAGATTGGTTACACGCCAAGCGAAGCAGAGATCACGCAATTTGTCGTACAAGGCCCGGAAGTATTCCAAGACGCCATTAAGACGCAGCTTGGCGAGTACGTTGACCCAAGGTTCGTGGACGCGGCAGAAGTGCGAGAAGCGTTCAAGACCATGGGGCTCAACGCCCCGGTAGCGGCCAGCGACATTGCAAGATTGTCTGGACAGTATTCTGAAGCAGAGCTTGCCGGAAAAGCTGAAGAGGCTTTACCGATTGTTTCTGCCAATGCCGTGTACGCTCTTATGGCTGGCGAGCCGTCTATCGTACAAAGCGTCAAGGAAGAGATTTTATCCAAGATAGAGGGGTACCAGAACCTAGGCATGGCTGGAGATATTGCCAACAAGGCTGCTATCGACGCTGTTGCTGCCCAGCTTGGAACGTCGTCTGGCAACTTGCTGAACGCCATTGGCGCCACAGAACAGAACCTTCTGGTCAAGATCTCCAATACGGAAGAGACCCTGCTGTCCAAGATCAATGAGTACAAAGCTCAGGGCTTGACCCAGCAGGCGGCAACTCAAAAGGCTTTGGATGAGATGTCGGCAAACCTTGGCACAACCAAGGAAGACTTGCTTTCTAAGATCGGGGCCACGGAAGAGAACCTGTACACCCAGATTTCTGGTGTGCGTCAGGAACTTCTGGACAAGATCACTTTGTACCAGCAACAAGGGCTGACACAGCAAGCCGCCACACAGAAGGCGCTCGATGAAATGTCTGCCAATCTTGGCACGACTAGAGAAAGCCTGTTGTCGCAGATCGGTGCAACTGAAGCCAATTTGATGAATAAGCTTGGCGAATACCAAGCTCAAACAGAAGAGCGATTCGTCGGCATAGAATCAAACATCGCCGCCAGCAAGCAGTCAATTCTGAATCAAATGGCCGCCTATGAGCAGGCCGGAATGGATCGAGACACGGCTTTGGATCTGGCGATCTCTGGTGTAGCACAGGATCTTGGTACTACCAAAGCAGATCTCATTGGCCAGATGGGAACTACAGAAGCGAACCTAAAGGCTGAACTTGCTGGTGCAAAGTCTGAGCTTGCCGGTCAAATTGGAGAGGTTCAGCAGCAAGTAGGGCGTCCACAGCAACAGGCAACGGCGGATGATGTAACCACAATCCAAGGAATTATTGCCGGAACCACGCCGGTCAATCTGGCATACGACACCAATAATGACGGCAAGGTAGATCAGGCCGATCTTACTGCGGTTCAAAGCCAGCTAACATTCCAACAGAACCAGAACATTCAGCAAAAGGTTGATTCAAACACCGGCCTGACGTATTACATTGACACAACAACTGGTCAGGAAGTTTCGCCTCCGTCAGTGCTTGGCGGACAATGGGCGCCTACTGGTGTATACGCGGCCTTGATGCAACAAGAGGCAAGACAAGCTGAGGTTGCAAAAGCCCAAGCCGCTCAGGCAAAGCAGGCTCAGCAGAAGAATCAGTTTGGCCAGCTTATGAACATGCTGTTTCAAGCGCCTGACGCTGCTGGCCAGCAAGTTACTGTCAAGACTCCAGATCCTTCTAAGATCGGATACATCTACGACTGGAGCAGCATTTTTGCAACGCCATCTCAGGCGTCGCTCATGCCTTCCCCGTATGGGGCAATGAATACTGTTGCACCGCAACAGCAGAAACAACAAGGTCAACCTTTATTTTCCTTTGGCTTTGCCGAGGGTGGTATAGTTGGCGGTAGCGATATGGAAGTCGGCGGCAGCACAAACGTTGACGACCTAATAAACATCCTGAAAGGGAACGGATAATGGCTTGGTACGATCCAACATCTTGGTTTAGCGACACAACCACCACAACATTGCCTGAAGGCGTAGAGGCTTTTGACACGTCTAATTACTGGCAGGCTGACGAACAAACAACCGGAAGCGTTACAAAGGAAGACGTTAACTCATTCCTTAAAGAGTATCCGGAATACACTAGCTTCTTTACCAGCCCGGACATTGCTTCCATGCTGAGTTCGCTAGGCACCGGCGCAAAGAACATCATCACAAACGCTGCCGGCAAGATTGACCCAACAAAGATCGCCTCTCTAGCTGGCGGATTGTTTGGTGGTCTGGCTGGTAATGCAAGCTGGGCGCAGGCCAATATCCAGAAGACTGGTTATCAGGGCGGAATCCCGTCTTACACCGGTGTGCGCGAAGCTGTGCAGGGAACCTACGACCCAACCCGCCGTCCGGGCAGCCGCGGTCAGGAATACTTTACGCAGCAGCAATTTGTTTCCCCGTCTGATACGGCAACCGCTCAGGCTACAGCAGCTCAGCAAGCCGCAGAAGCCGAGGCTCGCAATAAAGCCCGTGAGGCAGAGTACAAAGCAGCCCAGCCGCGTACCGGTTACGCACAAGGCGGCATCGCCGGGTACTACCTTGGCGGCAAAACAGATGGTATGGCAGATCAAATTCCTGCTACCATTGGGGGTAAGCAGCCCGCAAAACTCAGCGACGGGGAGTTTGTAATCCCGGCTGACGTTGTAAGCCACCTCGGCAATGGCAATTCATCGGCAGGTGCAGAGCGCCTATATAGCATGATGGATAAGATTCGAACCGCCCGCACAGGCACCAAAAAGCAGGGCAAACAGATCAACCCAAACAAGTATCTGCCGGGGTAAATCATGGCTGGAACAACAGACGTTAACGTAACATCAACCGGTACGACCGGAACCACTGGCGGCACATCGGTTGTCGGCCAACAAACAGGCTCCGAGTCGTCGCTGTCCAGCTGGGCTGGCCCTTATGTAACCGAGATGCTGGGTCGCGGTCAGGCGCTGGCATCGCAACCGTACCAAACCTATACCGGGCCGCTTACTGCTGGCCCGTCTGCTTTGCAGCAACAGGCTTGGCAGGGTATCTCCGGTCTTCAGATACCGACCGGTCAGGAGATGACGTACACACCGGGTTCGTACACGGACACCGGCGTTGCTCAGAAGTATATGAGCCCGTA